TATAAGAACAAATCAAAATATTTTAGATGGCACGATAGCGGGGATCTCCAGGGCGTGGCTCATTTAAAGAAAATTGTTGAAGTGTGCAACAAAACGCCGGGCGTGTCGCACTGGCTGCCAACTCGCGAAGCTGGTTTCGTTAAAGAATATAAAAACAAATATGGCGATTTTCCAAAAAATTTAGTTGTCAGGCTTTCCGCGACGATGGTTAACGGTGTCCCGCATAAATCGCACGGGCACAGTTCCACGGTTGTCACCAGCGAAGACCTGGCGACGTCTCACCTATGCAAAGCATATAAACAAGGCAACGAATGCAAGACTTGCCGGGCGTGTTGGGATCCAAAACATCCTGATATAGCATACTTAAAACATTAGGGGGAATGATGTCAAAAAAATACGCTGACTTTTCGCCACGTCTGTGGCCTTACTATACATTACGCAAGCCGCCAGCGGCTAATTTCTCCGTTGTCAAGCCTAAAGAATCGGCAGAAAACAGCCATTTTTTACGAGCTTCTGAGCCTGAAGCATCACCTCCACCTGGGCTTCTGTGGAAAAATACACCAAAATCTCGCCGTTTTCTGGGGTTTCTTATAGATCCAGGGCACCCGGAACAGGATGCAGCTGAGTTGCCGCTATGATGTTTTTCTTTACCACCTTTATTATTTTGGTTGCTGTCGGTCGAAATCCTTTTGTTGCATTTCTTTTTGCTAGTTTGTTCGCACTATTCTTCGCAGTTCATGGGTTCTTGTCGTGAAAAATACATCAGTTGTTCGCCACTCGTTTGGTCTTTATATAGATCTAGAACACATCACCTGGGCTGACCTGGAATGATTAATTTTTTCCTGTCATTTTCCTGTCATCAGAATTTTTGGAGTTTAAATTATGTAAAAAAATAAATTATTATTTTCTTTACTTATAATTAATTATAAGTAGATTGGTATTTGTATTAATAGTTAATACTAGCCTTAAACGATTAAACTAAAGGAGTTACATCATGGCTAAAAAATTAAATGCGTTCGAAGTAAAACTACTTCTTGAATACAGACAGTATCAAGATATCAAAAACCTTGCAGATAAAAAGTGTAAGCAATTACAAAAGCAAGTGTATCAATTAATTGATGATAAGAACTTAACTGAAAAAGAAAATTTTATATTTACTCATAACAATAATGTTTTCTCAATTAGTGAAGTGAATAGATCATTAACTGATATGAAACAAGTAAGGGAAATTTTAACGCAGAAAAAGATAGAAATTCCCGTTAAGACTTCAAGTTACTATGCTATCAAGAATGTGACCAATTCTAAAGAGGTTGAGTTACAAATTGAAGAGCAACTAGGGAGGATAGCTAATGCCTAACGATTTAGTAACACAATTACAAAACCTAAGAAATTTAACTAATACTAACCGCTCAAATAGAGCGGTTAACAACAGAGAGAATTCGGAGGTCGCAGAGCCTTTAGTAAGTAACAATCAAGATGTAGATTGGCAATTGGTTGCTAGTTATCTTGATAGTGAAATGTTTTCTTTCATACTAAGGAATAGAGATAACCAAACAATAAAAGACTTTGGTATTCAACTCTCATCTAATCTAGCTAATAAGTTTGGCTTGACTAGATAACCTACAAAAATGGAGATGGTTTTTATACCATCTCCACACACTCTTCCACCAGCGTAACCAGCATCTCCAAAATAATCCTCGACTCACACGCCCCTACATCTAGTAGTTATTACATTTAGATATACACGATCTAGAGTCCCAACTCGATTTTGCCAGAAATAATCCCTTAAAACGACGCCACCCCCCTCTCCCCCCTATACATTGTGGGCATGCACGTAGCGTGTAAGTTTTACACAAACGATTATATGTGTTAAACATCACAGAAAAATGGATTACGATCAAATTACTTATTCTGAAGCTGAAGACTTAATTAAAAAATTAGAATTAAAAAAAGCTGAAATAGATACGTCAAAGCATTCAAGAGATGATTATCTATCTTTTGTACGTGCCGTATGGCCAGAATTTATTGCAGGGTATCACCATAAAAAAATTGCAGAAAAATTTAATTTAATCAAAGAGGGCAAGTTAAAACGCTTAATCGTTAATATGCCTCCACGTCATACCAAGTCAGAATTTGCTTCTTTTCTTTTTCCCGCATGGATGATGGGCCACAATCCGAAGTTAAAGATTATTCAAACTACGCACACAGCAGAATTATCTTATCGTTTTGGTCGTAAGGTACGTAACCTCATGGATTCAGAAGACTATAAAAATATTTTTCAAGATATAAAATTATCACAAGATTCGAAGGCCGCGGGCCGTTGGGAAACGAATAAGGGTGGTGAATATTTTGGCGCGGGTGTTGGTGGTGCAATCACGGGCCGTGGTGCGGATTTACTTATCATCGATGACCCACACTCCGAGCAAGATGCATTATCCTCTACCGCATTTGATAATGCGTACGAATGGTATACCTCTGGCCCTCGTCAGCGTTTACAACCTGGAGGAGCCATTGTTATTGTTATGACCCGTTGGTCCGTTAAAGATCTAACAGGTAAATTGGTTAATGCACAAAAAGGTGTTAAAGCAGATCAATGGGAAGTTGTGGAGTTCCCTGCTATTTTACCAAGTGAGGAACCTATTTGGCCACAGTATTGGAAACTAGAAGAATTAGAAAGTGTTAAGGCTTCTCTAACCGAACAGAAATGGCAAGCACAATGGCAACAGAATCCTGTTTCAGAAGAAGGTTCCATTATCAAAAGAGAGTGGTGGAAGATTTGGGAAGAAGAGGACCCGCCTGAAATGGTGCACATCATACAAAGTTATGATACCGCCTACAGCAAAAAAGAGACCGCCGACTTTTCAGCAATATCAACCTGGGGAATATTTTATCCAAAAAATTCTTATAAGCCCAGCGCAATACTAATGGATTGTAAAAAGGGCAGATGGGATTTCCCTGAATTAAAAAAAACAGCGATGGAAGAATATAAATATTGGGATCCTGAAACAGTTTTGATTGAAGCAAAAGCAAGTGGTATGCCACTAACAGATGAGCTACGTTCAATGGGAATTCCTGTTGTTAACTTTACACCGAGCCGAGGAAATGATAAACACGTTAGAGTCAATTCTGTTGCACCTTTATTTGAGGCCGGTATGGTATGGCGTCCAGATGAAAGATGGGCAGAAGAGATGGTGGAGGAGTGTGCGGCTTTTCCATTTGGGGAACATGATGATTTAGTAGACAGCATGACCCAAGCTATGTTAAGGTTCCGCCAAGGTAATTTTGTGGTTCATCCAGAAGATTATGAACCGGAGCAGTTAGCAATAGGAACGCAACGAAATTATTATTAGGAGGCCACATGGCAGAAAAAGGATCATCAAGAGTAGCTCAACTTTTAGATTTATTAAGTGATGCTATATCAGGCGATGATGATGATAAAATTATAGAAATTGAATCAGAATTGTTTAGTATTAATCCAACGCTCGTTGAATCGCGAAAAGGGAAACGTGGTGGACTAATCACGCCTCGCGGATTTAAAAGAATGAAAAAAGGCAAACGAACTAAAACAAGGATTATGTAATGGCCGTTGATAAAAAGATACAACCAATACCAGATTTCAAAGAAGTTGACGGACCTAATCCAGCAGTAGAAGTTATGTTGGAACAAGGAAGGGTAAATCCAGACATTGATATTATTCAAGAAGAAGACGGCGGCGCTACTATTGATTTTGACCCAAATAAAGCAGGATCGACAGGAGATTTTTACGAAAACTTGGCAGACATTCTCTCAGATGACGACTTAACCTCTATATCTACTGATTTAGTTGGTGATTTTAAGATGGACCGCGAATCACGGTCCGAGTGGGAAGATGCGTATGTTAAAGGATTAGACCTTTTAGGCTTTAAATATGATGAAAGATCACAGCCTTTTCAGGGGGCTAGTGGTGTAACACACCCATTATTAGCAGAATCAGTCACACAATTTCAAGCACAGGCATTTAAAGAAATGCTTCCACCAGCAGGGCCTGTAAAAACATCCATTTTAGGTGTGGAAACACCAGAAATTATCGCGCAAGCGGACAGAGTACAAGATTTTATGAATTATCAGATTACTACAGTCATGGAAGACTACACTCCAGACATGGATCAGTTGTTATTTCACCTACCTTTAGCAGGATCTGCTTTTAAAAAGGTGTATTATGACGGTGGTAAGGCACAATGTGTGTCAAAATTCATTCCAAGTGAAGATTTAGTTGTTAATTACATGGCAACAGACCTAGAAACAGCAGAAAGAGTAGGTCAACTTGTTAAAATAAACCGAAATGAGCTTAGAAAACTGCAGAATTCAGGGTTTTATAGGGATATTGAGGTAGAAGAGAGTGACGAAGAGAGTAAAATACAGGCAAAATACGACAGAATAGAGGGCGTGGATAGAACAGAATATGCGGATAACGCATATACTTTGTATGAAATACATTGCAATTTAGACATACTAGGGTTCGAAGATAAAGACGCGAAAACTGGGGAAGAAACAGGTATAGAGCTGCCATACGTTGTTACAATCGATGAAGGCTCAGGAAAAGTATTATCAATCTACAGAAACTACAAAGAGGATGACCCTCTTAAAAAGAAAATACAATATTTCGTTCACTACAAGTTCCTTCCTGGTCTTGGCTTTTACGGTTTTGGTCTTATCCATATGTTGGGGGGCTTATCACGAACGGCTACTTCCACGCTCCGTCAACTTAT